GAGATTAGGCACTTGAATGTGATGGCCCCGGAGTTGGCCGACCCGGCCACGCCGAAGTCCGCGATCATCTCCTTCGCGTCCGCCAGAAACTCAGAGTAGAGGCTCATCTGTAATTGCCCGATTTGGTAGGACGCAAAAAAAGACCCCCATCGCTGGGGGTCTCGTTGTTCGCCTTTAGGCGCCCGATTAGGCGGTGGTGAGGCGGTTGAGCGAGGTGGCGCGACCGACAGCGGCACCGAACAGGATCGTCGCGGTGACGTTGTAGTAGCCGCTCTGCTCCTGGCCCATGAGCACCTGCACGCCGAGGCCGGTGTCGGCGTCGACAGCGTTGGCGACTTCCCAGCCCGGGATTTCGCCCATCGGGAGGGCGGAGGCGACGGCGATGGCGTCAGCGCCGCAACCGAAGCCGGCGAGGTTGCCCGTCGAGGGGAGGCTGTTCCACTGGTAGACCGAGGCGCCAGCGAGGGTGCCGATCTGGCCGGAGGTCAGGATGCCGGCACCGAGGACGGAGTTGCCGATGATGGTCGCGTCGGCGAGGAGGCCGTTGGCGTAGGTCGGGTTCAGGATGAACGCGCGGGGCTCGGCGGCCTTGGCGGCGTCGAGGACGCCCTTGGAGGCGACGACTTCGGCGTAGGTCAGGCCAGCGCCGGTGTTCGTGCCGGAGGCGTAGTTGCCCGAGGTGATGAGGGCGCCGATTTCACCGAGGCAGGCTTCGGCGAGGGCGTTGGAGGCCGTCGGGACGAAGGAGTTGGTGAGGAACTGGGCGCCGTAGGACTTGACGTCCAGGGGCGAGAAGCGGGACGAAACCTTGAAGTGCTTCAGGGTGACGTTCGCGGCGGTGATGGTCGCGTCGTCCTGGGCGAGGTAGCCGTTCGCACCGAACTCGGTGGCGGTCGACACGCCGATCAGGGGAACCTGGACGGTCTTGCCGGCGGCGGACTCAGCGGCGGTGAAGACGCTGGAGAAGGCGCGGAGGGCGGGGAGCTTGCCCTTGAGGGAAGCGATGACGCTCTCAGCGAGGATGCTGGGGGCGTTAGCAATGGAGTTAGCCATGGTGTGTTATTGGGTGAGGGTTAGGGGGAAATTAGATGGCGGCCTTGATGATGGCGGCCTTGTGCTCGGCGAAGTAGGCGTTGCGCTCCTTCGAGCCGACAGGGAGGGCGAGGAACGTCGCGAGGTGGTCGACGGCTTCGGCGCTGGGCTTGGAGTCCGCAGGGCTGAGTTCGACCGGGGAGACGCCGACGGAGGCCACGATCTTCGCGGCTTCCTTGGAGGCGCTGACCTTGGTGGCTTCGAGCGAGGCGACCATCTGCTTCAGGCCTTCGACTTCCTTGACCGCGGCCTCAAGGGCAGCGGAGATTTCGGACACCTTGGTGTCCTTGGAAGCGGCTTCAACCTTCAGGGCTTCGAGCTCGGCGGCGGCGCCCACGGTGAGTTTCTCGACGGTGGCACGGAGGTCATCGCGCTCGGCGGTGACGCCCGCGATGGCGGCGGTGGCTTCGAGGAGCTGTTCTTCGATGGTCATCTTGATGTTGCGGAGATTGGAATTAACGGAGGCTTCGCGGTCCAGCTGCTCGACCTTGCGCTCGGCCCATTCAGCCGTCCGCATGATGTCGCCTGAGGTAGGTCCGCCCCACAAAGCCCACGCCACGGCGCCCGCTCCAGGGAAGCCATCGTTGCCGGGCTTGTTCTTGGGAGCGTCCATGTCGGGCTTATGCCTACGGAACCACGGCCCCATGCGGCGTAGCTTGTCTTCGGACACCGATCCGTCGGCCATCTCGCGGGCTTCGCGGAGAGTCTTGTCCGTCACGCCGTCGCCTGACTTGCCCTCGGCGTGCCACTCAAGGCCACGCCGGGCTGCGGACTGCACGTAGTCAGGGACGTCGATGGCCATCAGAACGAGCGCAGGGCGTCGTTGAAGGAGTCGGCCAGACCGGTCACGAGTCCCTGGGCGGCGGCCTGCTTGCCGGAGAAGGTCTGACCTTCCATGGCTTCGGCCTTCACCATCTTGCGCTTCATGTTCACGGCTTCCTTGAACTCGGCGTGGATCGTGTCGACGCTGGCCTGAAGGTTTCCCATCTGGTCTTCGTTGAGGCTCGTGCCTTCGATGCCGGCTCCCTTGAACTTGCCGGACTTGATGACGACCATTTTAATTCCCTGCATCTCGGCGGCCTTGGAGTAGTCAGGGATGGCCATGTAGACACCGATGGAGCCGACGGTGGACGAAGGCGAGGCGACGACGCGGTCGGCAGCCGAACCGATCCAATAGGCGGCGGACGCCATCTCGGAGTCGGTGTAGGCGAGGGTCGGCTTTTCGAGGTTGCGGACCTTGTTGGCAAGTTCTTCGACGCCCGTGACCGTGCCGCCAGGGGACGAGATTTGCAGGGCGACCTTCTCGACCTCGGGGTTCGCTGCGAAGGCGTCTATGGCGGCGGACACGTCGTTCACGTCCACGGCGCCCATCATCTTCTCCAGGGGCGAGAGACCCTTGCCGATGACGCCAACGATGGGCACGATGCCAACGCCGTCGACGACGTAAGGAGCCGGAGCCTGCCCGAACAGTTGGGCGAGCATATCCGTGAAGCCGAACTTCTCGGCGAGGACCGCGTGGTCGCTGGCCTTGGCCGGGTCGATGAGGAGGGGCTCGCGGCCCGACAGTCCGTTGGTGAGGAAACGCATGGTCTTAGGAATTGGGTTCGTCAAGGGACTCGGGTTCTTCCTGATCGGAAGGCTCGTCCTCGCCTTCGGACGGGTCTTCGGCTTCGCTTTCCATCTCCGCCGGCTGGACCGTGCCCACAGGGGTGTTGGTCGGTCGGAAGAGCAGCTCGAAGGGGATGCCGTATTCGGCGGCGAGTTCCTTGATGTGCGCCATGTCGGCGGCTCGCTTTTGCATCTCGGAGCGGAAGTCGAGGCCACGCTGGGCGTAGAGTTCGGACATCGACAGGAGGCCCATCTCGACGTCGGCGCGGTCGTTGGCGGCTTCTCGGCCAGCGTCCACGGTGACGGACTTCGGGGTCGTCCAGGAGACTTGGTTCCACTGCGGGTCGTCAGGGAGTTCGCCGGCGGCGATGGCCTGCCCGATGATGTAGCCCCACGTCGGGACGCAGAAGTTCTCGATGATGATGTTCTGATACTTGCCGAACACTCGGCCAGCCTTGGCGGTGATCAGGCGGACCGTCGCCCCGCCGAGCTTGGAGGAGTCGCTGACGAACTCGTAAGGAAGCACGCCCATGGCGATGTCGCGCTCGAGGGCGGCGAGGAAGCCGGTGAAGGTGGCGTTCGGGCGGTTGCTCTGGAACGAATCCATCGACTCGCCAGGAGAAAGGGTGATAAGTTTTCCGCCCATCGTGTTGGCTAGGTTCGCGTAGGAACCGTTGGCCACGGCGCCGAGTTCGGCGGCCATGTCACCGTCGAGCACTCCGCCTTCCTTCTTGATGATGCGGGTGATGTCGCCGTTGTCCTTCACGGCCTGCTTCTCGAGGGCGAGGATTTCCATCTCGTCCTGGATGCTGTTGATGCTGTGCTGGAGCAGGGGCACGCCGCGGGCTCCGCTCGCGTACTCCTGGTCGACGACCATCATCATGGACTGGGCCAGAATCTGGCGGGACGAGCCGTCGGAGCGGTAGACGTTCACGGCGATGTACTCGCCATAAGGACCGAACTGGATGCCGTCGTGCATGCCCTCGGGCGTCTTGCCTTCGAGAGGGTCGCCGACGCGGTGGGCTTCCATCAGCTGAATATTGGCCTCGCCGGAACCGTTGCGGACCTTGGCCGCGAAGGAGTCGCCGTCACGGATCATGCCGCGCAGCAGGATGGCCTGAGCCTGATAGAACGAGAAGCGGTTCGTGATGTCGATGCGCTTGGCCTTCTCCGCGAAGTAGGCTTCGTAACGCTGCTGCATCTCCGGGGTGCTCGCGTGGGACTGCGGCTTGATGCCGTCGCCCACCGTGTAAAGGCACATATCCGCCAGAATCTGCTTGAAGAGACCCGAGTTGCGCTCCGCCCAGCGGCACTTGCGCATCATCGTCAGGCGGTCGTAGGGCGTCAGGTCGCGACGAAGGTCACGCGGTTCCGCACCGTAGGCCGCACGGCGGGCACGCGTCACGCCGATGCTCTGCCAATCGCCGTACGAAGCCTGCGGGGCAGGGGCCGAAGGCGTGGCCTTCGGCTGCTTGGGACGCAGGCTGACGGTCTTAATCTTCTTGCGGATGGCCATAAATCAGTCGATTCGGTTCTGCCAGTCCGTCGTGATGATGGTCACGCGACGGCCATACGTGGCAGGGTCGAGGCGGGAAAGGGCGAACATCGCTTCCGACAGCATCTCCTTTGGAGGCATTGCGAACTGCTTCGAGGCCGACGAGCCGGAGTCCGAGTAGGACATCAGCGTCTTGCCCTCCGTGATCATCGACAAAGCCTTGGCCTTGATGTCCAGGAGTTCGCACTCAGTGAGGCCGATGAAGATGCCGGAAGCCATTTAGATATGCCCCGAATGGAAGATAAAAGGGGGGTGCGACGCCCAGCCCACGCCATGAGTCTCTTCCTCCCACGACACTAAACGCCGCACCCTTGCAGATAGTTTGCCCGGGCTCATGCCGAAGGCAAGTCGGTTTCGGCGGTTTCCCTGCCGGCGATGCCCCAGCGGACGGCGGCCAGCAGGGCGAGGATTTCGCAGTCGAGGGCGTGATTGTCCTTCTTGCCCTGCGGGAGTATCCACTGAGGCTTGCCCGTCCGGCGGTCCTTGATGCGCACTTCCGCATTCAGTTGGTCGGCGTAGTCCGTCCCCGCGTCGATAGAATACGTCCAGCACTTTCTAGCCCGCAAGCCGTGGAGCAAATCCTTGCCTGCCGTAGCACTGTGCACGATCAGGGTCGCCCGCTGCGGGATGCCAGGGACGACGATGGACTGCTTCTCGGAGTAGAAGCGGCGGGTCGTCTGGCCGTCCTTGGAGGTGACCGCGAAGTCGTCGGAGCCGGAGCCCTTGGCCGTCTTCCAG